TAATATTTCACTACAATCATTAATTTGACTACAAATAATTCCTTTTTGTGTAATATTTGATTTATTTAAAGTAGAATAATCTTTTCCTTCTTCTAGATTTAAATATCCTTTTTCAATTAAAACTTTAATCATTTTATTTAATTCTAGTGTAATATCATCTTGTTGATTTTCATATTCATAAATTAAATGTTTATAATATTCTTGATTTTCATAAAAAGTAATATATTCTTGATATTTAGTTTGGAAATCTTCAATTGCTTCCATTTGTTTTATCATTTTCTTTTCTCCTTTTGTTAATTTAACCTTATTAGCAACTTTTTCAATTGCATAATAATATTTATTTAAATCTTCTAGTGGTAATCTTAAAGGTAATTTAGATAAAAATCCATGTTGTTCTTGAATTTGTTTAAGTAATGAATCTTTATTTGTATTTTTATTTTTATTATATAATGTATGATTCATAAAATTTTCAAATGTAATTTCATCACTTAAAATAACTTTAAGAATAAATTGATATGAAAGTTTAAAACGAGAAACAATTTGTTCGCTATTTCCACAAGTAATTTGTTTCATCTCTTGACTAGTTGGTAAATCCATAAAATTTGCTAATAAAATTACATTACCGACAGTATCAATTCCACGACGACCAGCACGACCAGCCATTTGTTTATATTCATTTGATTTTAAATATCTTACTCCATCATTTGAATATTTTTGAATATCTGTAAATACAACTGTCTTAATTGGAGCATTAATTCCAACTGCAAATGTTTCAGTTGCGAATAATACTTTAATTAATCCTTGATTACATAATAATTCAATAATCTCTTTATAAACTGTTTGTAATCCAGAATGATGATATGCAATACCGCATGTTAATAATTTTAAAATTTCATAATATTCATTTGAATTTAGATATAAATCTTTATTATATAACATATGAATGTGATTTCTAACAATTTTTTCAACTTTACTTTGTTCTTGAACTGTATTTAAAGTTTGATTAACTGAATGTGCTAATACTTCACATTGTTTTCTAGAAAATACAAAAAATAATACTGGGCACATTTCTTTCTTTTTAAGAAATGAAATCATTGAATTCATTACACCAACTTTTGAATTATTTGAATTATGAATTTTATAATTGTCATTAATAACTTTTTTAATTTTTTGATAATTAATTTCATTAAAAACATTTTTTGAATCAGCCATTTTAATCATTTTATTTGAATTTTTAATAATAAAATTTACAGTAGTTTTATCTTGACATTTTTTTGGATAAGTTGAATAATAATAAAGATAATGCGTTAATGGAACAACACGTTCAACTTTGGGGATTAAATGACATGGTTTTTGTTTAATTTGTTGAAGCCATAATGCAATATCTTCTGCATTATTAATAGTTGCAGATAATAAAACTAAATTAATATGTTTTGGAAGAAGAATTAAAGTTTCTTCCCATGTTTTCCCACGGTCTTTATCTCCAATATAATGAGCTTCATCAAATACAATACAATCAACATCTGTTGATAAATCAATATTTAAATCTAATTTATATTCAATATTATTCTCTTGATAATTCTTTTTATATAATAAATTTCGTAGAATTTCGGTTGTCATAATAATAACTTGTGCATCTGGTCTATATTTAATATCACCAGTCATAATACCAATTGTTGCAATATCTTTAAACTTCTTCTTAAATTCATAAAACTTTGCATTTGATAATGCTTTTATTGGAGTTGTAATAATACATTTTTTATTTTCTTGAACTGATTTAAATACTGCATATTCCATAACCTTTGATTTGCCACTACCAGTATTAGCAGTTACTAATACATTCTCATTTAATCTAATCTTTTCAACTGAATGTTTTTGAAAATCATCTAATTCAAATGTGGATGATAATTTTTTAAATTCAGATAATAATACTTTGTCTTCAGTATTATATTTAGTATTTAAGATAGATAAATTATTCATTTATATTCTAAATTAATTAAAATATAAAAATCAATTTTAATAATTAATTATATTTATTCGCAAGTTTATCGGCCATATCATTTCCATACCATATTTGATATTCTTTTGAATTTTTATCTTTTGGTGGTTTTTTATGACTTCTTACATGAACAAATGAAACATTATTAATACTATTATAAATTTCAAACGCTTCTTTTATAATTTCTTTATTTTCAACTGGTTTTCCATCACTTTTTCTCCAATTATTTTTTGCCCATTTATTTGCCCAATTTGTAATTGCATTAAGACTATATTGACTATCTGTATAAAGAATATATTTTGTTATTGGGTCTTTTTTAATAATCTGAAGTGCATTTAATATTGCTTTTAATTCTTCTTTATTATTTGTTGTTTTTCCTTCTGCTTTCTTTGCAACATTTCTTGTATCATTATCTCCAAAGAAAACACCATAACCTCCACGAGAAAAAGATTTACCATTATTTATACATGAACCATCTGTAAAAACCCATTGTTCATCTTTTGTTTTTATAAGTTGTGATTTTGATTCAATAACTTCTTTTGTTTTATAAATTTTTGATTTATTTAATAATAAGTATTTTGTTAAATCTTTTCTACTTGCATCAGTTGTATCAAAATCAGAAAATTTTGAAGAAACAAATTCACGCATTGCTTTAAGTGTAAATTTATTAAAATAAGTCTTATTAAAATATTCTTCTGGTAAAAATTCCATAATATATAATAAATAATATAATGTTAATTATTTATTATTTAATAAATCAATTTTAAATTTAAAAACTTAAAACAACTGGTGGAAGAACATTATTAAATAATTTTAGAAATTCAAGTATATCATTTTCATGTAATAATTTACAACGGATTAACATTTCCATTGTTTCAGTATCATATTCTAATGATAATCTATTAATTCTTTTCATTCCTTCTAATATTTCTTTTTCATTAAGTTTATAATCAATTTCTGGTTTTTCGATTTGATGAATATATAAATTATTATAGGATGTAGATAAATATTCTAAAACTCTTGTATATAATACTTCTAATAATAAAAATTGTTCTTTATCTTCTTCATAATATTTTAAATACTTATCAATACAAGACATATATTTACATCGTAAAAATCGTCTTCCAACATTTAAAGAATTAATATCTTTTATAAATAATGATACATTATAGAAATTTTTATTATAAAAATTATATATTAATCCTTCTTCTGTTTCTACTGTAAATCCATAATAAACATATGAATTCGCATGTAAAATATTATTTAATTGATATTTTGTTGAAACTAATGATTGCGGTAAATAATATATCCCAAATGTTTTTTCATCAATAAAAATTTCAGTGAAATCTAATGTAGTATATACTTTATATAAGTAAATTGTATTTCTATAACAACGAATGGTTGGTAATAAATTAAAATGCCGAATACAAAATGTATATGTATAATTTGGATTAAGTTTTCGTTTATAATCAAAACCAATCATTCTACAACTATCTTCAAAAATATCAAAATATGTCATAAGTGAATCACCCGGGCATTCAGTTTTTGTATTAAATACACCATAATCAGTAAAACACAACCATTGTCTATTATAATATGCAAGATGAAATAAAGTTCCATCATTCATATTATGAATTTTACATTTACTAAGATTAACTGGTAATTTAGATAAACAGTTATCTTCTTCAATATCTTCTTCATCCTGGATATATTTTTTTATAAAAATAGGAGAAAATATATTATCAAAATGTAAAACCATACCATCCATTATTTTAACAATATCATTATCATTTGAACTCTCTGATTTTGTAAATAAAAATAAGTTTTCGTCTTCATTATTATCAACTACATTTAAATAATAAGGAGACCGATTAACCTTTTCTTGTAAATCATCAAAATCATAAATGTCATTCTCTCGTAAAAATTCAAGATAAATAACAAGCCCTTTTTGATTATAATTTTCCATTTAAAATAGTTTACTATATTAAAATAAATCAATTTTATTTTTTGAAAAAATTTAAAAATCTCCATTTTCAATTAAACTTGTCATTACTTCTTTTATTTTTTCTAATATTTCAATCGATAATTTACTTTCTTCATCATCTCTATTCTTAGACTCTAATATCATATTAATAATATCCATATATGATAAAACTAAACTTAAATTATTTTCTGTATGATTTTTGCCATTTAAATTAATTCTACATAATGGACAAGAATTATTTGATACTTTTTTCCATTTTTCTAGACATTCAAAACAAAAACTATGTTGACATGAAGTTGTTACTTTATTAACAAACTCACACATACATATTGGACATTCATCATTATTTTTGGATTCATCATTTCTATCAATCATTAATTGAATTTGTTTCATTTTCTCAATTTCTAAAATCTGTTTAAATAATTTTACTCCTATTTTTTTATGATTAACAGTTTCCCATAATATATGAATTTCTGTTTCTTTATCAGTATCTTTAAATAAACGAATTATTTGAATTAATTTACGTTGTTTTCTATTTCGTCTTCGATTTGAAACACGTCTATTTTGTTGAGCTTCTTGATAATGTTGTTCTCTAAAATTTGATTGGTTAAGTTGATTAATGTCATCATGTATTTGTTCCAATATATGTCTTATTAAATTAGATTTTCGTAAAGACCTTGGAGCATAAATATAATTTTGATGACAAAATCTTCGTAGATTCGCCACTGTAAATGTATTTAAATACTCATATGTTAGCATACTAATATCCCCAATTTCAATATTAGTATTATTATTTCGTCTTCTTCTTGGCATCTTAATCAAATTTATACTATAAAGGATTAATAAATTAATAGATAAATCAAATATCTATTTTCTTTAATACAGATACCAATTGATTATTATCAATATATACGACGATAAAATTATTTTTTTGTTAATAAATAAAATATTATTTTACTTATTAAGTTTTTCTTTAATCACTATCACTATCCATTAAATTCAATAACATTTTATTGTCAAATGTAGTAGAAATTTCTTTATTTTCTTTATTTTTTTTCTTTTTTGTTAATTTTAATTTTTTACCAGAAATTACTTTATCTTTTTGGTCACTTATAATTGGTATTTCTTTAGTATTAGTAGAATCATAATCATAATAATCAATGTCATTTTCTTGTTTTCTATAAAATCGTTGTCTATATTTTCCTTGATTTTGATAAACAGAAAACATATCACAAATATCTAATACCAATGGTTTATGTTCATTTTTTGCACGAGTAATTCTACCGACAACTTGTTCAATTTCTTTTTTTGGAGATGCCATAATTAATGTATTTAGTGTAGGAATATCAGTTCCTTCTGATACTAGTTGATATGTTGCAAATAATACATCACATTTTGCAGATTCTTCTAGTGAAGCTTTCTTTTCAATTTCATATTCCATATTACATCCTTCAATTAGTTCAATTTTTTGTTTTCTAGAACCCATTACTTTTATTTTTCCATTTTTCATTTTACGATTTCCATTTTTATCCCATAATAATTTTTTAAATTTTTTATCAATGACTTTATCAATATTTTTTTCAATAATTTCATCAATTTCATTTGTTTTTAATGATTCTAATCCTTGCACAACATTACTTTTCATTCCTCCAACATACATACCAGCAGTTGCATAATCTCCATTATTTTTTTTAAATGGTTTTCTATCAAACATTTGTTTTAATAATTCAAGATGACTTCTTCTTGTTGATAATACAAGAGTTTGTCTTCCAAGTTTTGTATAATGTATTGTATTTTTAATAATAAATTCATTTCGTTTATGATTATTAACAATATCTTCTGTCATTTCGACAAGATTAAAACCACCAGACCAAGTTTTCTTTTCCTCATAATCATCATCATAATAACTAACTACTTTGACAAGAGTATATGGTTTTTCTAATTTCATATTTACTTCTATCATTGGACCTAACCACCAAAAGAATATATTTTCTAGACGGTCATTTCTTTGAGGTGTTGCAGATAATCCTAATTTATATTTAGTAGAGATAATAGGTAATGCTCTACTAAACATTGGACTACTAATATGATGACATTCATCTGATATTACAAATCCAAAATCTTTAAATGTTTCACTTGTATAACCCCTATCTTCTCTTACAACTGTTTGCAACATTCCAATAACAAAATCTTTACCATCAACTTCAAATGCTTTGCCTTTAATTTTTCCAATTTTTGCGGCTGGACAAAAATAGCTTAATCTATCAATCCATTGGTCAAGTAATACAGAAGTATGAACTAAAATTAAAGTCTTTTGTTTTAATAATGTAGCAAGATATATAGCACAAAAAGTATTATGTGTAACTGTAAAATCTCCTAGTAAATATCTATGATTACCATCAATCATAAACCCATAATAATCATCTTCTTCTAATTTTTCGACAGTAATTAATGAATGTAGTGGATTTTGTCCAACTTTCTCTCTAATTATTTTTTTTCTTGGACATAATACTGGTATATTTTCTAAACCATGACCCGTAATTGAAAATCGATTATATATACCTTCTTTTTTCTCTCCTTTATAATAACAATACTTTTTAACTTTTTTAGAGTTAGATGAAAATCCAAGACTTCTGCATAAATAAATAATATCTTCTGTTAATTTACTATTTTTTTGTGTCATTGTATAAATATTATGTTTATGTTTATATCCATCTGAATCAATTAAACCAGCTAATAATTTTAATCTATTTTCTCTTGAATTACATTTATAAATCATTGGAATATGTTTATTGTTTATTAGATTAAGTTCTCGTAATGTTTTAAGAACATAATGACGACAACCAGTACTTTTATTAGACAGTTTATTCAATGAACCAATAAAATAATCATATTGGCTTCTATATTGTAAATAACAATTATATTCTTTAACTTTGTCTTTTATATATTTTAATACAACTGCTTCTTGATTTGTTATTATTGTTCCATTGGAACTACCATCACCCAACCAAATACCAAGTAAATATGGGTCTAATGGTAATGGTTTTTCTGAAAAATTAACTGGAACTTTATAACCACAAATTGGACTACCTCTACCATGATAAGATTTTGGTAATTTTAAATAATCTTTTAATGGAATATCAATAATATCACCTTTCTTACCGAAATAACATTTTGTAGAACATTTTAAAGATAATATATGTGATTCATTTACTATATATGGATTTCCTCTTTTCGGAATAATTTTATATAGTGTTTCTCTTCCTCGTGCTAATGATAAAACATTTCTTGGAGTAGAATCATCTCCCATTAGTTGTTCTCCTACTTTAATATCTTGAACCATTTTAATAGTTCCATCATACATTAAAATTGGTGTATCTTTGCCATGACATTTTCCAAAAGCACATTTTGCTGTTAAAACGGCACCACCAATTTCTTTCATTTGAGAAAATGCTTTATCTAGGAATGGAACTTGATAATCTCTTGGTGGATATATTGTTTTTAATTCACTAGTAAATGGTAGTCCATCCTTAATTAAATTTTTAGGTGGAATTCCAATATTTTCTCTAGCCCAAAATGGAGGGAGATATAAATATGTTTTATTTTCTTTATATGCTTTAACTTTT